AAATATACTAGCCATGATTAATAACCACCAAACATACTAAAAGATGTTGGAGAAGTTGAAAAAGCACCCCCAGTTCCAGAAGGAGTAGTAAAAGAAGTGCCAACACTACCACCAGGTGCGCCACCGCCACCACCACCGCCTGCTAAACCACCTGTAAAAGCAGCAGCAGCTAAACCTGCACCAGTAGCTAAAATATCACCCAAGCCAGTTTCTTTCTGCGTTCTTTCTCCAATAACCGCAGGAGATATACCACCTGCTGCGGTATTCAATAAACCTAATTGATAAGCAGGGAAACCAAGTTCTCTTTCAAACTCACCTCTTTGTGCTTGTAATCTGGCTTGTTCTAATGCTTGTTGTTGTCCACCGATACCAGATAATAAACCAAGCGTACGATATTGTTCGCCTAACTCGCCACCTAATAAACCAGCTTGAAATCCCATTTGTTTTAAATCTAATTGTGGTTGTAGCAAATTAGCTTGTTGCCTACGAGCTGCATCTCTTTCTGCCATGCCTAACGCTTGACCAAAACCTGCTGAACGTAAGCCAGCGATTGTTTTCGTTGCTTCTTCAGCAAATGGTCTAGTAGCTTCTGATTCTATTAAAGCAGAACGACTACCACCAAACGCACCAGCTTTAATTGCTCTGGATTGCGCTTGTTGTTGTGCTATGTCTTGTCGTCTTTGAATGTCTGCTAATGCAGGCTCTAAAACTTGTTCTGTGTAAGGATCTTGATAGCGAGCTATGTCAGTATCTAGTAAAGATGCTGCTTGCACAGTAGGTGTGCCTTGTCTTGCCAAGCCAGCTAAAGCACTTCTAGGATCAAGAGCCATAGCTTGACCAAATAATCCTCTAGTTGCTCCCATAGCTTGTGCTTGGTCTGGTGTAAAACCAGCAACCATTTCACCTGTGTATGGCTGAAATCCCATGCTAGAAGCTTCTAATCCTCTAGTAGATGCTTCTGTATAAAGATCTTGTAGATAATCAGGTACTTCTTGTGTTGTTGTTGTTGCGCCTTTACTCATAATTCTTTTCTAATCATATACTCTCGTTCAAAGCCGAGATGTTCTAATTTACGAAGCCAACCTTTACGACCACCACCATATAATCTTTTTATACCAATGGCTTTAGCAAAAGTTTCAATAGAAGCTAAGATTGCTTCTAGTTCTTCGTATTTGCCACCACAAAATAATAAATTCATTACTTTGTGCTGTGGATAAGTAACAATCTCAGTTATAAAGGCTGATTCCTTACCTGGCCACAGATGGAAAAATCCATGTCTTATTTTATCTTCTATGTCGTCTATTGTATAGGAATCTTGGTGTTTTAAAGCAGGCTCAATAAATTGCTTGCAATAATCCCATTGTAGTTCCCAATCTTCTTTTTTAATCACCCTTTGCATATTCAATAATACTAATAACCAAATCTATATTTGCATGATTAACTTGCGCTTTGACAATCTCACCTTGCGTTAAAATAAGACCTGCATTGACTACTAATTCTTCTGTGCCATGTGCAGCTATATTATGTTGTTTAAATATAAAAAACTCGTTAGAGCTGGTATCAGTTATTGATATGTCTAAATTGGTTTGTTGGTTGCCGTGATCGCAAGCAAATATGCCTTCTATTACAGCAAAGGTAAAATCATCACCGCTTGGTGCAGTATAAATAGTTTGCTGTGTAGTTGCTGCAAAAGAGTATTTTACGTTTGTTGCTCTTTGAATATATTGCGGTTTAGCATCAAAGTCCATTATCTACGACCTCTAGGTTGTACATCCAATCTAATCTTGCCAACTTGAAAGTCTTGCGTAACATCGCCTTCTATTTTCATTTGCACTTGTCTAGCAGAAAATCTAGCATCGGTATAACCATCAGCGTTAAAAGAAAAACTACCAAAGTCTGTTTCTGCACCTAATGGTGTAAAACGACCAGTAAAACTTAAAGTTATTGCTGGCAAACTTGTAGTTTCTTCGTCAGGTAAGATTTGATTTACTTGAGCCACTTTGTCGCCATTACTTATTTCCAATGGGCCTGTAAGACAAAAAGGTTTTCTTGTGCCTAATCCTGGTGAATTAAACAAAGCTCTTTTATCATGTTCATAAACAAAACCACCAGAATCACAAGCGATTGGATTATCAAAGACACCTTGATCTATCCAGCAACCTCTATCAAGTTCACCAATAGACCAAACATTATCTAAGTAATTCCAAATAATATATTTATTTGGCGATAGTTGGTCTGTATCACCAACAGGGAAAAACCACCAAATCTCATTGTAATCAATGTTATGTGCGCCAAAGGTAGCTTGTTGCGTTCTTTGTTGTAAGTTGTCAAAGATAAAATCATGGACATCTGATTTAAGTTCTCTAACTCTGCCATCGTAAGTAAAGAAAGAGTTTTCACTTATCCAGGATAAAAAGTTACCAGAAGATATAATTGATCTTGGACTGATTGCCTTACAATTTACACCAGCATCTTGTATGCCATAAACAAAAGGACTACCAACGTAGTACATCTTGTTTATACCAACATCGGTAAAAATAATAATATCGTTACCATACTTGACTGCGTAATTAGCTTGACCACCAGTAGGTATTTGTAAATCACCAGCAGTATTCCTAGCAGAAGATGTCCAATTTGTATTATCTTCTCTATCAGACCAAGCTATCTTACGAGGATCACCACCAGAACCGATTGCTACTAAATGTCTTTCATTAGTAACGATAACTGCTTGACAGCCAGTTGGTGCGTTAGTTACTGCGGTAGCTATGGTATCTGGACTACCACTACCAGCATCAGGTCGCCATTGATATATCTTGCCATCACCTGCAAAACAAAAAATTAAATGTTCTCCCCAGTTATCAAAAGAAAAACTTTTGGTATCAAACTGTATGCCTGATTGACTTCTCGCATCTCCCCAATCTTCTACGCCATAGTGATATGCACCATAGCCAGTTGAAGTAATAACGTCATCACCAACAAAACCAGAAGGTGTAATGTCATACCAAGTGCCATTATAAAAAACATTTACTCCAGCTCTAGTGCCAATAGCTAAGACTTCTTCACCATCATTGGTTTTGTAAGAATACATACCTATTGGAACTGCTGGTTGAATAACTCTTGAAGCAGATGAGGTTGTTGCAGATGTACCAGTACCAGTTGTAGCGACAGTAAATGTCGTGGTTGAAGGCACAGTTGCTACTGTAAAAGTAGTGTTGATTTGATTGGCAGTAATGCCGCCTGTAGCTGCAAAATCTTCTAAAACAACTGTATCGTCAACAAGTAAGTTATGCACAGCAGTTGTAGTTACAGTTATGTTTGCGCTTGATGAAGCAGTTGTAACTGTGCCACTAAAAAAAGTACCGATTGGATTTTGTCTAAAAAATGTCCAACCACCTAAAGGTTTTAAATAACCATTTTCAAAACGCACTAAGTCGCCATCGACAAAACGACCTTTGTTGGCATAGTCTGTGCCATTTTTTATTATTCCTGCTGGGGGTGTTATTTGTACTAACGCCATGACTTATCTCTAAAGTTAAGCCGTTCTTTTCCACATATAAACGACTATATAAGGTTGAATTGTACTTATTGTAATACTTGGGTTCGTAGTTGGATTTGCAGTATAAAAATCACCTGTATCTGGATCGCCAGAGAAATCACTTGCTGCACCAGAAGAATTAAAACTACCGCTTGTAAAACTTGAAGAAAAATCTATACCAGAACTAGCACCAGATCTTGTACCATCAAACCATTGATGAACATGATTAGGTAAAGTTGTTGAAGCAGTTTTACCACCGCCTGTTTCTTCAACAGTATCAAAATCTGTATCAGAAGAATCTATACCTACAGGTACTTTACCAGCGCCAAAAGCTGCCCATGTACCAAAACCCAATAAAGTTCCAGGATTGGTATTTACCGCAGCATTTATATAAATTGAGCCTACTGGATATATTTTGTCAAAAATATCTGTGCCATTTATTTGTACTTCTCCACCTGTGGTGTTGATGTTTCCAGAAGCAGTTACAGTTGTTGCTGCAACTGTAGAAGCAGAACTAGCACCAATAGCTGTGCCATCTATTGCACCACCATTAATATCTACTGTAGTTAAAGTAGAAGTACCAGCACAAGTAATACTAGCTAATGTTGCTGTGCTAGAAGAACTAAGTGTAGTGAAAGCTCCTGTAGAGGCCGTGCTTGCACCAATCGTGGTGTTGTCAATCGCACCGCCCTCACAATCAATCGTGCCATTTATATCTAAAGTACCACCAACTGTAAGAGTTTTGCCAGAACCTACGTTAAGGCCTACTGACGTACCATTACCAGCACCATTAAAAATACCATCAACAGCATCAAGATTTGTATTGATCTTGCCACCCCACGTATTCGTACTTGCGCCTACTTCTGGTTTAACTAATGATAAATTGGTCGTATTTGTATCTGCCATAATTAGAAATTATATATTATTTTAACCACCTATAGTTTTTGTTTGTACTACAGGATTTACTAATTCGTCAATCTGAGCATCAAGATTAGATTTCATTTCTGCAACCTTATCTGCACCCATAGCAGCTTCAACCCAACCTTGTACGTCACTTGCAGTTAAATCTGCAAAAGCAGTGAAGTCTGATAGGTCTGAAGTATCTAAAGATTGAGTACCATATACTGAAGCAGTAGCAGGTACATCATTACCTTGCATATCTTTTACAGTATTAGCATCATCTTCAGCATTTAATCGCCAATGTACGTTAAAGACAGTATCAGCGTTACTGTCTATTTCTTTAACATCTACAGTTTTGACATCCCATGTATAGTTAATTGCCATTTTTTACCTCGTTAATTTGTGTTTGTAAATTTTCTATTATAGCTTGTTGTTCTTGGATTGCTTTAGTTAGTAAAGCTACCATATTGCCATAATGCAAAGCATCAGGTTCGTTATCATTATTGTAATCAACAAAATCTGTAAGACCTAAAGCGTGTACTTCTTCTGCAATTAAACCACCATGCGTTTTATCACTTGCAAACTCTCCAGTATTATTATTTTTAAAAGTAACTGGTCTTAGTTGTTTTACTTCGGATAA